CATGATGCGGATAACCCTGAGTCAACAGCCTATGGCATAGCACAAGTCTTGGGCACCAAGCCTGGAACCCCAGCCCCGCAACAAGTTGCGCGGGGGCTGGAGTACATAGTCCATAGGTATGACAAACCATCAGCAGCATGGGCACATTGGAGAAAACATGGCTGGTACTGAGTACATAGTACAAGTAGAGATACTAGTAGAAGCAGACAATGATGATGCTGCACTCTTCTGGGTGCAGGATGCAGTGTCTATGTATGGTGCAAACATGTCCATACATAGATGGATAGACACACGACTAACAAAGGAGACAGCAAATGAATAAAGAAAAGATAAGAGAAAGAGTATATGCCATTAAAGAAGTAACAGTGGCAGATGACAAAGGTCAGTTCGAACTAGGTCACAGTGAGCAACGTCATGCTGCTGAAACAGTAGAGTTGTTCATCAAAAACTTTGACCTATTTAAAAGTGACGAAGAACTAATAACAGAAACAACAGCAGCAGTACTACTAGCATTACGTGACGTACAAGTGCGTGACTATGCTATGGGTCTACTAGTGCCAGAAGATACAGATAAAACTATTCCTATTCTTCAATGGCTACATGATGCAGCAACAAGTGACACTGTTGCAGCACCAGCAACACTATTAGCACTTACATACTATCAGAAGTCAGATGTTGATAAAGCATTTGAACTATTAAAGATTGGCAAAGGACAAGGATACTCACTGGCTACCCTGTTAAGTAGAGTGTTCGGTTCAGGGTGGCCAGTTGCTGCCTTCCATGCCATGCAAATGGAACTACACCCTAAAGTAACAGCAGGAATCTTTGGAGAATCAGATGACAGTAGCAAGTAAACACCGCTCAGCATGGGTACGTGGTGGCACAGCAGTAGAGGCAACCTCTGCTGCAAGTGCAGCCACACAAGCAGGACTTAACTGGACTGTACGCACAGGTGAACTACAAGCAGTAAGTACACCCCTATCTATTGATGAGCATGGTGTAACACCAGCCACATACATAGATGTACCTAAGAAGCAAGCCATTGTACGTGAAGATAACAACACAGTCATTGGTATTGTTGGTACTAAGTACAAGGTAGTACAGAACATGGAAGTGTTCAACGCATTAGATACACTGGTAGATGCAGGTGATGCACGCTATGCAGCAGCAGGTGAGTTCAATGGTGGCTCTAATATTTGGATGGTACTAGAGTTACCTCGTGGTATCTCAGTAGCCAATGACCCACACGCTGCGTTCTTATTGGTTAAGACATCACATGATGGCTCATCATCTGTTGTTATCAAGCCAATCATTGAACGTTTGTTTTGTGCTAATCAGGTCAACGGTTTGATTAGCAACAATCAAAAGCGTAAGTACAATGAGTACACATACCGTATGTCACACACTACTAACCAAGAGTTATCTATTGCAGACATCCGCAACATTACTAACCTAACATATCAGGCTATAGATGACTACGAGTTGACAGCCAATCGTCTACTTGACATTGACTTCTCACGTGAGCAAGCAATTAACTTCTTCAAAAGTGTATGGGCATTACCTTCTACCATTGAAGATAAGCCATACGATTTGCTCACACGTGGTGAGCGCAAGCAACAGACCATCGCTAAAGATGCACGTGCTAAAGCATGGTCTATCTATAGTGAATCGGAAACACAAGAGAACATCAGAGGCACAGCCTTTGGTGCATGGCATGCAGTAGTAGAATTTGCTGACCACTATGCAACGGGCGGCGCTGAACGCTTGGCAGCCGCTACCCTTAGTGGACGCAATGACAGAGTAAAGACTAAGGCTTTATCTCTGCTAGTATAGGTTTACCTATCGGGTAAATGCGCACGGTTCTGTACAGTTTCTTTCATTTTCTGTACAGTTACTGCCTTTCACTGGGTTGTCCCGCCAGTGGCGCACACGGGACACACAAACAACGAGAGGAACACATGAACACAATCCAAGTTACAACTACAGATGGCACAGTAAACTATACTGAGTCAGAAGTACTACGTTTTATCGAGAAAGTAAAGGTTGCAGATGACACCATCAGCCAACAACACAAGACAATCATTGACATTAAGAACAGTGTCCGTGACTTCTTTGGTGAAGGTCAATGGGATGACGGTGAGTTTACTGCAAGTAAAGAAGACGTCAATGATTTACTCACAACAATTGGTACCAACAGACTCACAACAAAGTATCGTGCAACATACACAATCACTGGTGCCTTCAGCGTAGATGCAGAAAGTGCAGATGATGCAGAGGCTATCTTTACAGACAACGTAACAGTTGACTTCTATGATGGTGACATTGACGTTGACCAAGTAGAAGTACTAGATGTAGAAGAAGATTACTAATGGCAGAGTACGTACCTTATAGACCATACAAAGGTACGGCTGGATGGTCAGGTACTGATACATCTAAGGCTCGTGCTATAGATAATGTTGCATCAGGACAAGAAGCAAACAACCAGGCTAGAGCATTATCATATTTAAAACTAGCAGGTGTACAAGGCATGACTTGGAAAGAGTTAGCCGAAGGTACAGGCTGGCATCACGGCACTGCTAGTGGTGTGCTGTCAGTATTGCATCAGTCAGGTGCTATAGTACGTGCTATCAAAGCACGTAACAGATGCAAGATATATGTGCATCAGAATTACAAAGACGAAGTAATACATGAAGTCTATAAGAAACGAGAAAAACTTTGTCCGCATTGCGGCAATGACATCAACGCATAACTCGTCAGGCTATGCTAAGATGAGTGGGTTGGGGTAGCAGGGTTTCGGTTCTCTCCTTGTTCCTGCTCCTCAACCTATTAACAAGGGAGACGTATGTCAGAAGTAGAAGTTCCAAGAGACCGTTACGGTAGACCAATGGTAGTGCCACCTAAAGGTGGCAAGGCTGTCCCGTATACAAGAACAACAACAGTTGCAGGTTCATTAGATGATGGCACTGCACTAGTAGCATGGAAGTTACGCATGGCTGCAGCAGGATTAACACTGCGCTCTGACTTATTGCTAGCAGCATCAGCCAATAGAGATAACAAGTTAGAGATGGACAAGTTAGTTGAAGATGCAATGGAAGCAGCGGGTGCTACAGCACAGGCTAATATTGGTACTGCTATCCATACGCTGACAGAAAAGTATGACCGAGGTGAAGACCTCGGAGTTATACCTGATGAGTATGTCGCAGACATACAAGCATATGCAGATGCAACTAAAAAGTTTAAGAATGTATTCATTGAACAGTTCTGCGTGCTAGACAAGTACAAAATTGCAGGTACACCTGACCGTGTAGTTGAATACAACGGCGAGTTGTATATCTCTGACCTAAAGACTGGTAGTATTTCCTACCCAAATAAGATTGCCATGCAGTTAGCGGTGTATGCACACGGCTTGCCGTATGACCCCGCTACGGCAACCCGTGGTTCTTGGGGTGGTGTCAACCAAGAAAAGGGAATCATCGTCCACCTACCAGCAGGTAGTGGTAAATGTGAACTGCATTTCGTTGACATCAAACAAGGTTGGAAGGGTATAGAATTAGCAATGAAAGTTCGTACTTTCCGAGATACAAAAAAGTCCCTAGTAACACCTATTCAAGGAGAATAAATGCATAGCGAAGCACCAATTAGCATCAACCTTAAGTCAGCATCAGGGCTAACACAGTTAACACTGCGTGCTAATACACCTGATGAATTTACTACACTAACATCTGCAATCTTTCAGATTACAGAAGCAATTGGTGAGGTAGAAACAGCAGTGCGTGGCACCAATGCAGCAGTACCACCTAACCCACAAGTAGCATCTATTGCTACACAATTTGGAGCAACAGTTGTTGATTCATTCGATGCACCTGTTGCACCAGCAATGGGAGCAGGTTCACGTTCATGTCCTCACGGTACGATGACACGCATCCACGGACTAACAGGTAAGTTTGGTCCATACAAGGGTTACTTCTGTCCTGCTAAGCAAGGCGACCCAACTAAGTGTACTACTCAGTACATCAAACAGAACCAAGCAGAGTGGAACTCATTCGTACCTGACCAGACTAAGGCATAATGAAAACATTACGCCGTAGTATTGGTAAGCCAGAGGTAGGGGGAGAACCATTACCCCCTCCCTTTCAGGCGTTCCAACGGGAAGGCATTATTCTACGCCGTGCAGAGGTATCAGTAATTGCTGGTACTCCTGGCGCAGGTAAGTCATCTATTGCGTTACATATCGCAGCAAGGCTAAAACAACCAACACTATACTTTTCTGCTGATACTAATGCACACACTATGGCTATGCGTTTACTTGCTATGAAAGCAAAAATAAGTCAGGCGCATGCAGAACATATGCTTAAGACAGAGCCAGCCAAAGCAGAAGAACTCTTACGTGAGTTCTCTAATTTGTACTGGTCGTTTGAACCCAGCCCAACCCTTAACGATTTAGATGCAGAAGTATCTGCATTTGAAACCATGTGGGGTAGAAGTCCTACGCTTATCGTAGTAGATAACCTTATGGATATTGCTGTTGATGGTGGCGAAGAGTTCGCTGCTATGCGACAGGTCATGAAAGAACTCAAGTATCTTGCAAGAGATACCAATGCATGTGTACTAGTGTTACACCATACCAAAGAAGGTGCTCAAGGTTTCCCATGTCAGCCGCGCTCAGCGTTGCAGGGTATGGTTAGTCAGGTACCTGCTATGGTATTGACAGTAGGACAGATGATGCAGGGACCAGATGCATACCTATGCGTAGCCCCTGTTAAGAATCGTTATGGTAAAGCAGACTTTACTGGTAACACATATGTATCACTATCATTTGACCCAGCATCTATGTATCTAGAAGATGTAGTCAGAGACTACAGACAAGTGGAGATGAAAGTATAATGCCTAAATATGAAATCACTTATGAAAAGAATAAGGTAAAAGTTATTCGTGCATCTAGTATTGACATCGCACGTGTGCGTGCAGAAAAACTAGAATCAAATGGTTGGACAATAGCAATCATTACAGAACAAGAGAAGTAATGGGTAGCGCAGCCAAAGCAAAAGGCTCAGGAGCAGAGCGAGATGTAGTTAAGTATCTCAAGCAATGGTTCCCTTATGTAGACAGACGCTTGGCTGGTGCAACCCTAGATAAAGGTGACATATCAGGTATACCTGGAGTTACAATAGAGATAAAAAACCACGCCAAGATGGACTTGGCGGGGTGGACAGAAGAGTTGATAGTCGAGATGGCTAACGACAACGCATGGACAGGCGTGGTGTGGCACAAACGTAAGGGTAGGGGAAGCCCTGAAGATTGGTACTGCACCATGCCTGGCTATGTGTATGTAGATTTATTAAGGAGAGCAATTGGAAAGGGACAAGCCTGATATTGGTGAGTACCTACACTACATAGGCGCAACCGTGCCTGCTATGGGCAGCGGTTGGCGCATGATGAAGTGTCCGTTTCATATAGATTCACATGCATCAGCAGCAGTTAACTTTGATGAGAACGCCTTTATCTGCCACGGTTGTGGAGTTAAGGGCGATACTTATTCCCTAATTATGTACAAAGAAGGTGGTGATTATCGTGTGGCTGTCAAATTCG